TTTGCATCTGAGAATTTAATTTTTAGATTGCGAGTGACTGGAGATTGTATTGATACATTCTTCAAAGAGTTGAAAATCATTGAGCGTAGAGATCAAACTGTATTTGCGTTCCTTTGTTGTGTAAATTTTGAATTGATTGAGTTGATATAATTTTTGGTCCCCTCTATTTGAGATATTGTACTATAGTGATATTTTCTACGGAATCACACGCTATTAGTATAGTCTTATTTTAAATATCTCGGAATGCAGGTGCAAGGTATTATAAACCCCCGCTTTTTAAGTGGACAGAAAGGGCTGTCGGTAAAGAACCCTTCATGTAGCGATTCAAATCCTTCTTTGGAGGCAATCATGGGATTGCCGAGGGCATTCATGGGAATGCTTGGTAGTGGTGTATGTGAGTTTTTGTATGGTATGTTTTTGTCTATTATTTGTTTAGCATTAATTATGCGTTGTGAAGATGTTCGTGTTCGTGTATTAGTTGCAGCTATTGGTTTGATATTATGTGATCTTGATTTCTGGATCGATATATTAACAAAACAAATACCTGCTTCTGAAGCATTTTATTTATTGATTTTTTATAGCATAGTTGCAATAGTTGCATATATTTATGTAATTATTGGTATATACGTTTATTTTTTCTTTGTTGATGATCAGAATCTTCCACCAGACCATCCTTTTCGTGCTGGTAGAAGACTGTTCAATAATGTATATAATATATTTCATATTCGTTCCCGTAGCTTGCCAGTTGCACAATATAATGATACGTCATTTATAGTGCAAAGTGGTAAGCGCAAATACAAAAAAGAAAAAGAAAATAAAAATAAAAATAAGTGTTCTGATGTTGAAATACATCAACCATTGGATGAACCTGATGTTATTAGGACCAATGTAAAAGAAATGACAAAAGCACAAAAATTCAATTCAAAATTTTCAAAATCTAAGACTATTTCACCAACAATTAAAATTGCTGAAATGGCGAAACAAGTTGAAGCCAACTGTAAAAGATTGGATTTATTGGATTTTGATCCACGAAACAAAGATGGAGAATTTTCACTAAATTTCAGAGAACATCTCGAAAATACTGTGTTTGCGGACTGCATATATATGTGGATGCGCCGTGCAAGAATATCGGAGATTGCAGTAATGCTAACAGCTTGCTTGCATCATGATGATGAGTTTAGTACTAATGACCCGTATACTATCGAACGTAAGCGTCTTATTCAAGAAGCTAGTTTGGGTTGGAGAAGTTGTAGGCAAAGTTTTATTTTAGCGATGTCTATTATCTTAACTTTCTCACCGGTAAGTACGGGTTTTGTTTTTCAAGAAGATGAATCAATGTATCCACTCCCTGAAACGTATGAATATCTATATCATAGAAGTTTCAACGTTGAACCTGGTGACTATGGAAAACATGCTATGAAAATTTCAAAAGGAGAAACAAATTATATGTTTGATCTGTTTACGTACAAACTTTCTAAAATTACCTATGCTCAAGTAGTTGGAGTTATTACTTCATTACACAAAAAACATGAAGGTAGATTTGAGGATGTGCGTTTAGAAATGATGAACAGATTCCCTTTAATGAGCAATCTTTTTGAATTTGTGAGAAATAAGAAAGTTTCAACATTACGGCAAAGAGTAAAGAAGCCAATTTGGTTTGTTAATTTATTACCTCGTGAAATTTTTTACATCTCACATGCTGATGGTGATTTTGCATTGTTTAATTTAGTGTGTTCTAAAGTACAATCATTGCAAACTCAACTGATCTCATTTGCAAAGGATTATTTGAAGATAGCTACAATGACTCATTATGAGCGAAATGCTTTGAAAAAGGCTCGAGTTGAGGTGTTCAAATCTATTATGCGAACTCCTGAAATACAATGCAAATTTGTTGCAGGTATGGCTAAGAAGGACATATGTCAAGATATTTATAATACCAAAGGCAATATGTTTCAAGTTGATCATATAAAGAATCCTGTGGTTGAAGGTCGTTTTGACAAGCAAAAGCAGGTTAGAGCTCGAAACATCGCAGAACAACGAGAGTTGAAGTATGCTGAGTATTATGAATTCGAACCAGAGTCAATGACTTTTGAAGTTAAATTTGACCCTGTATTTGTCTTACTATTAGTTTCACTAATATCTTCAGCTGCAGCTATTTTAGTTTTCTATAGTAAAATTAAGGAGAAATTGTTACCAGTAATTCGTAATTTAAATATTACTTTACGAGCTATTACAGTTTCTTCAACTACTATTATGGAAAATGTTGTGGCTACACGAAATTCTGCTGATAGAACAAGCCATGTTGTTGAAGAAGTATTGCGCACTTGGACACCTGCAAGCATTTTGAATTTAAATGCAACAGATAATCCAGTATTGTCAAGACATTTAGTGGAAATAAATGCTTTTTTGAATATTCTTTATGAGTGGCAATATGGCACAAGAAAAGGAGCTTTAAGACATGCTTCTTATTTTATGTGTACGCGATCTGCTGTTTTTGTTAGTAGTTTGAGTAGTATATGCAGTTATTTTTATGCTACGCCGCAAAATGTTGAACCAGATGTTGAGAACAATTTTCAACCAGAAAATAAAAATTTAGTTGACATATGTTCACAAATATCTGGTTTTCTTTCTGCAAATGCACTTGGTAATTTTTCCAGTGCAGATCTACAGCGGGCTAATGCTGAATTTGCATATATTAACAACAAAAAGAAAAACACACAGGATCAAGTTTCAATGGCATGCTCAATTGTTAGTGTTGTTTGTAGGATATTATTTTCCTTTGATCCATTTGATTATAGTTTTCAAAATTTCTCCTATAGAATTTTACAATGTATAAACTTTGTAAATCAGTGGGATTTGAAAGCACCTATAACGAATGACGAATTGGAACAAGTTGTTGAAGCCTATCATATGTATAAAGATCTTCCTAAAGATCCATTGATGGCACACGTTCCGAGTTATTTGAAGCAACTTTTTAACACAAAATATCAACGTTTAGAAGTTTTAGCTTCCGAAGCCAACAATACTCTTGTTGGAGATGTTAGACGTGTTGAACCTGTTGTTTTGGTGTTGTCTGGTAAGCCAGCGTCTGGTAAAACTACTGCTATGAATTTTATAAAACAAGCCATTGCAAATAAAACTGATGGCAAGGTTGATAATTTTTCTATGAATTTACAAGCAGAGTATTTTGAGGGATATCGAAATCAAACATTTGTTACTATGGATGATATGTTCACCACAACAGATGTTAAAGAAAGAGCACAAGAAGCAAAGAACATTATTAACATGACTAATTCAACACCGTATAATTTAAATATGGCATTTGGAGAGAAAGGAAAGAAGTTCTTTAATTCTAAGTATATCTTAATTACATCTAATAGTATTCGTCCAGACCATCGTATTGAAGCAGGTCTTACTGACAATGAGGCATTTATGCGAAGATGTCATATCCGCGCTTTTAGAGATGATCCCTGTACTGGTAATGTGCTAGATGATAGGTTCGAAATAACGCATTGTTTGCAGTTTCCACAAATGGAAGGTCTAAGATTAAATGCAGGACAAATAGCCAATTTGATGGTCAAATGTTATGAAGTACATCAACGCAGATATGATCAACATATTGACACAAATGCAAATATGTATAATTTAACAAATGATGTATATGATTTACCAATTCAACTTGAGAGTGACAGAAGGCAAATTCTTGATCTTGAAGATTCTGATAATGCCATTTTTGAAGTACCACGCATGATGAATCGAAATCCTATGAATTTTGTTGAACATGGATATGATTTTGGTGTTCATGACACAAGAGAACAAAGTCAACCTGCACACTTTTCAATAGCTGTAGACCCGATGAGTTACATACGTATGTTTTTTCGAGTTACGAGTGAATGTACACAGAAGTGGTGGGATGAAGGTTGGATTTCATTTTTGGTGATTTTATTTCTAACCCTCGCTACAGCAACAGTATGTGTAAAATTGTTTTTTCCTGAAGTAGCATTTGAACTTGAATCACATGATGAAAGAAAGAAAAAGCGAAATCCACGAAGTAGCAGACGTAAACGAGAGAAAAATCAACGACGTGTTGCAGTTGGTAAAGCAAGAATGTTTCCAGAGAATCATGTTGAAACTGAGCAAATGAAAAACAATATATCTCGATGTGTTGTACATTTATTTGCTCGTTACAAAGACCAAAGTGGAAGTATGTACGTTACAAATTGTGTAGCAAGTCATGTTAAAGATAATGTTTACATGTTGCCCGCACATTTCTATGATGATGTGTTTGATTGTTTGATGCAAGATATTGAAGTATATACATGTAATGGTAAATTTACACTTCCATTTCCTAGTGAAGAAGATTTCTTTGGACCTGAGGATTTGGATGTGTTGTTCGTGAAACTGAATATTCCACAAAAACCAAATGAAATATATAAATATTTAGTTGATGAAGATCAAGACAATATTGTTGAAAATTTGGGTGACAATTGTCCACTTGGTTTACTTGGCAGAAATACTACTGATGTATACACAAAAGATGTTGTCAAATCTCATATTTGTAAGAGTGTGGAGTATGATTGTGGTGAAAACCATTATTATTTATCACACCCAATCACGTATGATGCCATGACACAACCAGGTGATTCTGGTGCTGCGATATGTTATGTTTCACAAGATGGTAAAACTCATGTGATAGGAATTCATTCTGGTCGCATGGTGATTAGTGGACAACAACTAGGAGCAGCTTTACCAATATCAAGGGATTTAGTCGATTTTCTGTTTGATACTTTTATACCACAAGCGAATCATTTTCCTTTGGAGATTATAGGAACAGTTACTCATGGTGTACCTATTCCAACTCATTCTAGAATTAAAAAGTCTAAAATGTATGGATATAAGGGTTCACCTAAATATATTCCTGCGAAAATGTCTCCTTTTATTAATAAAGACGGAGTTATGATTGATCCGCGTTTAGTGGCATTGAGTAAATTATGTCAAGAACCAACGCCTATAAGTTATGTACCAGATTGTATAATGGATTACTTGTTCTACTTGTATCCTAGAGATACAAAATGGACTGATGTATTAGATGTGGACACTGCACTTGTTGGTGACCCATTACGATATATACCTTCAATAGATGCCACAACTTCTCCAGGATATCCATATTGTATTAAAAGTACAAAAGGAAAAATTCCGTATGTTATAACTGTTAACCAGCAGCATCAATATGGTGAGGGTGTACGTGAAGACATTTTATCAAAAGACGAAATGTTAAGAAACGGACAGCAAATTGAAGTGATATGGACAGATATGTTGAAAGATGAAACGCGACCAGTTGAAAAAGTGATGCAAGGAAAAACACGTATTTTTAGTACATGTCCGCTTGACTATTTGATACTGGTTAGAATGTATTTTCAAACGTTTATGTCGTACATTCAGAGTAAAAGTGCTACGCATCCAGTAAGTGTTGGTATAAATGTACACTCCAATCAATGGAATATTCTTTATACACGTTTTACTAAGCATGAAAATTGGAACATCGTTTCAGGTGATTACCAAAATTTTGATGGTAATACACCAGCATTTGTTGGCAAAATCTTTCTTGATTATGTAAACAAATGGTATGATGATGGCCCTATTAATTGTCGAGTACGAGAATTACTTTTAGCTCATGCATTTAATCCATGTCGACTCCATGAAATATACTTATACTTGGTTGCTCGTGGTTTCCCTTCAGGACATCCTTTAACTGCAATTATGAATTCATTTGTCAATATTATAATGACTTTCACAGTACTTGTAATGGACTTAGGTTTAAAAACAGATGAATTTGACATGGCAGTGTATGGTGACGACAATGTGTTGTACTTTGCAGGTAAACCGCAAACAGCAAACAGCTTAGCTGTTTTCTACAAGAAACGCTTTGGTATGACGTATACACACTATTCAAAGAGTGATGTTGATGTTATTGACAATATATCTACTATAACATATTTAGGTAGATCATTTGTGCCATATAGATCATATGTATTGGCACCGCTTGAATTGGATACAATCTTTGAAAGTATATACTGGAAAAGAACAAATGCTGTTCCTGAATTTGAGTTAGTGTTAAATATGTGTGTCAACATAGCAATGGAACTGTCACATCATCCTAGAGAAGTATTTAAGAAGGAAATTAAAATCCTATTGGATACTATCGAAGAAAGATATGATGTTTTGCTTCATGCTACATGCTCACAAAGCATAAAAACATATGGTTTATACCATCATGACCACTATGGAGTTTTTGGCGAACACCAAATTAGTGGTAGAAAACCTGCCTCCCAAATCCAGGGTTTGGATTTATTTAGTGATTTTATTCCTGAGTCTGGTCTCCAAAACCAAACAACCACTTCTCGCAATGAGGAGTTTACCACGAGGGCTGCAAAAGATGTAGAAGATACACAGCAAGTCCAACTAGGTACTTATCAAGATGCAGCTCCAATTGTGTCTTCAGCAGTCGATACGGTCATTATACAGAGCCCATATGAGAATACCAATATGGAAACTTTTAACCTTAACAATGTTTTAGATAGAGAGTATCCTGTAGCAACACTTGCTTGGTCATCTTCTTCTGCAGCAGGCTCACTATTAGGGTCATATGATTTCCCAGGGGCGTTAATTAGTCAAGCATTTATTGCAGATAAGATCAAAAACTTTAGAAATTTCAAAGCAGGCTTGAGACTAACTTTTCGCATGTCAAGCACGTTGTTTAATTATGGACGACTTATGATCATATATGTTCCAGACCCAACTAGTGATCCATATTTGACGTATCGGTTGGCTACACCAAGTTTGAGATCTGGATTTCCCCACATTCTTTTATCTGCAGCATCTAGTGAAGTCGCTGTGTTTGACATACCTTTTATATATCCGAAGAGGTGTATAGATTTGTTAAACTATACGGCATCTGCTATGGGCAGAGTGTATGTGTATGTTCTGAATCCATTGAATAACATTATGGGTAATACGACTATTAGTGATGTATTTGTAACAGGACAATTTATAGATGCCCAATTGTTTTTACCATTTGTTCCTAATTCTGGAAAAAAGATCGTGAGAACGAACAAAGAATCCTTAGTTAAGTCGAAAGAAGGCGTCATTAGTGGAGCTCTTGAACAAAGTACAGAATTAGCTTCTGCACTCGAGAACATACCATTGGTAAGTCCATATGCGAATTTGTATAACACAGTTGCAAAACCTATTACACGAATCGCCAAAGTACTTGGCCTAGACAAACCAACTTCCTTAGCAAGAACACAGATTGGAAAGATTAATCCATATAGTGATATTGCAAATTCTCGAGGTATAGATACGAGTGTGAAATTGGGAGTAGATCCTGAGAATGCAATTAGCACACAACCAGTTGTAGGTGGTGTTAGTACTGATGAAATGGATATTGCTTACATAGCTGGTACACCAACGTACTACGGTACTACTACTATTGATAACACTGTACCAAACAACTATACATGGTCTATCTTCAACACTGATATGAGCACAATTGGTTTTAGTTATGCAAATTGGCTAATTCAAAATGTTCAATATTATAGTGGAAGTTATAAAATTAAATTGTACATTACAGCTTCTAATATGCATGCCGCTCGCGTGTGCTTCTTTCTAAACACAACTCCTACTGCCTGGCAATCATGTTACCACAGAATAGTTGATATACAAGGAGACACAGAAGTTGAAATTACGTTGCCATATTGGGATAGCACTATTCAAACTAAAACGATGAATACACCAATGCAATTATATATGCGCCTATTGGCATATTCTCAACCACAAGAAACCGTAACTACTCCAATATATGTAAACACCTACATTGCTATGGCTTCAGATTTTAGGATTTCTGGTCCAGTAAATAATTTGTTATCATTAGACCCTCTTCCAACATTAGTTATGGATGAACATGGTGAGGAATCTTTTATTGTTGAATCTAATCCTAGATTAGATTTTCAGCAAGATTTTCAACCATTACATGAGTCGATGACAGGATATGAGCAAACAAACCTTGTTGTTGGTGAGAAAATTCTTAATTATAGAGATTTTGTTCATCGCTATGTTCCTTTAAGACAGATTGATAATACGTCTAATGCAGCATACGAAGGAAGAGGTAATCTTGGAATAGGTATGTACACAGGTTTGGAGTTATATGGGCTGATATACCGATTTAATCGAGGTTCAATTCGTTGTAAAGCTGTGCAGAAAGATGATAGTAAAAGAGTTGTCATGTACCAAAATACAGGTGGTGCACCTACTTTTATTGGTAGTGCTTTATCTTCGTCGGTTAATCCATTAGTGGAATTTGAACTTCCTTATTACACAAATTTATTGTTTAGGGAAAACGCTTCCAACAGCGATCTTACGTACAACGTTTCAGGAACTCTGACTTATTTGCTTAAAGCAGGTGGAGATGATTTCTCCTTTCATTTCCTATGTCCCCCACCAAATTACCAATATGGCTTTAATGCCAACTCAGGCGTACAAGAGATCGGAAGAGCGTC